ATTTAACTCATTTCCCATTCTTTTTTAGAGTAATAGCATAATGTTTTTAAAGTTTTTGAGTTTCATTTTTATAATTTGTTTCTTTGGATTTATAATGACTTATACAGGTATAAAAAGTGGAATTCCACTTCAATTAATTTGGGTTGCATTAGTAACTTTTATAAGCCTCATGGGTGGTATAGGTATCATTCTAATAGAGCTTGATAATATCAAAAATAAATTAGAGAAAAAATAAAAATGATCAACGTTACTCCAGATCATCCAATCGCACACGAAGCATATGAGCAAGTGAAAAACATGCGTTGTAATTATGTTCATATTATTGCTCAAACATATCAAAAGTCCGAAACAGAACAGGGCTTTTTTATCGCAGGGATTTATCCAAATTTAACCGAAGGTGGTTTTAATCGTTTGGATTGGATTGCAGAGTTTGAGGAATTAAATAGGGATTAATCCTTGTATTTATGTGGATGATTCAATACTTCATTGCATTATTACTAGTCGGTGCTGTGTCTGTTCAGCACCGAGCTGCTGCATTTATTTTTATCATTATTTTGCTATATATCGATCTTTTAAAAAACCAAACCATCATGGGATGGATTCAATGAAAAAATCCCTCATTTTGAGGGATTTCATTTTAAGCTGCTTCTTTTTTCATCCACATGATCATACGATCATTGAGTTCTTCCTCAGAATCAGCAGAGTCAATATTAAATCCACATTTCTTAAACTTGAAATCAAGTTTATCCAATGCTTCTCCAACATCATCTGCTTTCTTTTCATCTAATTTCTGTAATTCTGTTGCAGAAGGCTTAAGAACAAAAAAGTTTGGTTGTTTGCGGTCAATCTGAGCAGCAGTAAATAAGTCTGTCGCTAGAGTTAAATAATTTGAATTGATGGTATCAATATTATTACTAACAACAGAAACTAAACTACCATAAGATTGCTTACTTCGAATAGGTACATATAAATTGCTCCCATCTTTCTGTAGGTAACTATCCTTAGGAAAGAGTTCTAATAACTCTTTGAGGTCAGCAGAGTTGTTTAAGGATTTTCGTAAATTCTTGGATGCTCTCGTTAAGAAATAGTCATTCTTAATAATGCTGAATTCACTTCTCTTTTTCTTTTTTTCCTCATGTAGTTTACCTAAGCTAACCGTACGCTTATATAAGCGCGCTAGTATTTGGTCTGTATCAGCTCCTTTAGCTAACCCTTTACTGATGAATCTAATTTGATCAGAAAAATCAAAAAATTTATTATCAAAAGATGCCTCATATAACTCTATGACATCTTTAAGATGTTGAGATGTTTGTTCATCATACAAACAGGTTACACGTCCGAAGTGGTCAAGAAGTTTAAAGTATTCTTGACCATCATATTTAAAAGTAACACCAATATTAAGAAATTCTTCAGTTGCTATATCTGGGTTCCATTGAACCAAAGACCATTCGCCCTTTAATATATTACTCATATGAATTCACCATTTATGCAGCTAATGCAAGGGGTAAACGAGACGCTATATTAGCAAATCGACGATCAAAATAATCGAAGAAGTGGTTGATATTTGTACTTAATTTACTATCAATAATAGAATCTATTTTAATAATTTCATCTTTAACCTGTACTAAAGCATTGGTATAAGACGTTTGCTGATGGATTGCTGAGTCTAATATCGGTTTACACCTAGAAGGATGAATAATTGCCCCATGATGACTCTCTTTAAAAATATTTAGCATCTTATTATCACAATCTAAATCAGCATTGATAGATTGAATTAGCCAATTTTCGACGCCAAAAAGACGTCCATGGTCAATAATAGCTACATTATTTTTATTGATAAAAATGAGATTTCCAATATTTCGATCTATATTACCAATCCAATCATCAAAGGCAATTAGGTTAGGAAATTGAGACCAATTATTAAGAAAAATCATTAGCTTTTGGGCTTCATCGTTTGTGACATTATTCGGATAGTTTTTTAAAAAGGTCTTTCTTAGATTATCACCACCAAGACTAGAAGTAACCCATCCATATACAAAACCATTGTCAGAAGCAAACGGATCATTAGAAGTGTCAATGGAAAATTCATTAACATCAAGTTTTATTAAAGCAGCACGGTTAGACTGTGGTAAATTTACTGTTCCAGCGAGTAAAAATCCAAAACTTTCATTTATCAGTTCTTTAATACGAACATCTGCAGGGAAAAGTTTGACATAAGAGTCTATAACTTGACCATCTGGCCATTGTACTGTTGCTAGATAGGTTCGAGCAGAAATCCCACCACTAGTTGGACTCATTTGTTTAAGTGTATCTAGATAACCATCACTTTCAATAATCTCAATCATTTTAATTGTTTATAAAAGATAACGATTCACTATATTGACATAGCGGCACACTATAGGCAATCAGAAAATACATCTGAACCAAAACCTAAATTTGTACCACCGCCACCATTAATTAAATTTCAATAGATTTAATATTTCTTTATAATCTAGATATTCTTTATTTGATTCATAATCATAAATTTTAATTATCCGATCTACTCTAAAACTCCGTAGATCATTGGAGCTAAAACAAAAAGCTTCGACATAATAATATTCATTATGTTCAAAATCTTTTTTAATAAGTTCCAAAAAACAAATATCTCGAATAGATATGTGATTCCCCATAGATTGATAAGTAATTTCAAATTCAGGTGTATAAAAATCATTTAAATGAGTATTTTTATTATTTGAAGTACACTTTGGCGATATTCTTTTGTGCTGAATAGTAATTTCAGGAATTTGGGTACGTGTATCAAATTTATGTGCTAATAACTTTGCATGCTTCTTATGTTCTTTTAAAGATAGCTTTTGTTGTTTCTGACTTAGAGTTTTTTCTGATTTTTTATTGTTTAGATCATCGGATGTTAAGAGGTTAGAATTGGTTGATTTCAAACTTTGTTTTAAATCAGTCCAAGTCTTTTTCAATTCTTCATTGTTTTTTTCTTGATACTCTTTTTTAAATTTACCAGTCTTCCACGCATAAATAATCCATGCAACAAGAAAAATGGATAAAATTTCAATCATTTTAATAGTTTATAAAAAATAGTCATACACCATGTTGACATAGTGTGCCACTATCGGCAATATGTATTTACACAGCAAAATCTGTGTACAGGCGTGACAACCTGAAAACTTTCCCAAAGAGCAGAAATCATCCGCTCAGTAGCGGCTTTTTTTTGCCTAAACTGTCAGATCAGCTATACTTCGTTATGGTAGATCGGCAGGGCAGCTTCGCGCTGGCCGTTTCTTTGGGTACGGTATTGTCACCCCTGTCGGTCTGCCACCATTCCGTGACAAGAATGGCGGTAGGTTTTGAACTTACCCAAAGGAATTTAGTCATGAAAAGACAGGTTCAAGCCCGTGCATCTGCATATTCTAAAAATGCTCATATCATTGAACACACTCCTATCTACGATATCGAAGCGTTTGAAAAACGCCTTAAACAACGTAAAACGCAACAATTCTTCAAAAGCCTACTTTCCAACAGCTTTATTCTCAGTACATTTGTGCTTACATTCTCATTATTATTTATTTGGGAATAAGCCATGACGACATTCGAATTACAAAATGCTGTTTTCATCCAAGACCAACAAATCAAAACTGATAGTTTAAAAGTTGCCGAAGTATTTGGAAAACGTCATAGTGACATTATTCGTGCGATAAATAATATAGATTGTTCATCCGAATTCACTGAGCGCAATTTTGCGCTCAGTGAATATATAGACAAATCTGGTCGTTCATTGCCAATGCATGAAATGACCAAAGATGGGTTTATTTTTCTTGCGATGGGCTTTACTGGAGCGAAAGCAGCACAAATCAAAGAAGCTTATATTCATGCTTTTAACCACATGGCAGAAGTATTACACAAACAAAGTACCCAACTTCAAACCATCCAAGTCGGTTCTGTGGTGCAACTCCGTTCAGGCAGTCCAAATCTGACAGTCAACAACATTTACGATGACATAGCGGAGGTAATCTGGTTCAGAGGAGGACGTATTGTTCGGGAACAATTACCGCTCAGTTGCCTAAGCTTAGGTGAAAGTGACCAAATCCCAACCAATATGACGCATTCATTGGAACATTTTTGGTCAACTTTATATACACATGGTGTCCATAACTACAACCACAGCAACCGCACTGATCAAATTGCAATAAATCTCACACAGGTTTTAGATTTATTTCCTGAACTATTTAAACGTAATGATCTCACTCAGATACTGCCACAAAGCAAAACACCTTATCCAAAATATATGGAACATAACATTCCAGTACAAAGCCGATTAGAGCGAAAAACCATACGCTGTTGGATATTTAAAAGTAATCAACCAACTATGATCGATGTTGGACGATAGGGAGAAAAAAATATGAATGAAAATATAATCCCATACGTTCCAATTGCAGATCGTGTACAAGCAAAAACTGAAAAGAGTAGGCTTCTCTGTCAGCAGTTATTCACGCTTATTGATCAATGTGTATCAGCACAATTTGCATTTAATCATGATACAGAAAAGGGTTATCTATCGATCTGCCCAGATCAAATCAATGATTTGCTTTTAGAACTATCAAAATCTGAGCAGTTAAAAACTAAATTAGATATAAATATCTTAAAACAGTCGCTAGATGATCTTATTTATCCTACATTCAAAGGAGAACATACAGTTACAAGTCATATCTGGAATAAAACGGAAGTCACTGTTTGGCAATTTCAATTAAATCAAATTGCTACAGGGGTAGATATGCCAAATTTAGACAAAGATGTTGAATTAAACTTAGATATGGCATTAAGTTCAATTCGCTTGTGGAGAAACTCACTTGAAACATCAAATGAAAATAAACAGGTAGTCTACAACAGTAATGACTTAGTTTATAAATTACTTGATTTAGAAAACAAGCTGTTAAAGGTTCAGGAACATATAGAGGACTAGAATAAAAAAACCCACTGAAAAGTGGGTTTTTTAAGATATCAATTATTTTAGTAAGTGTTAACGAAAACATAAAACAATTACTCTACTTGGTATATCTGTTTAACGTTTTTTCCTAAATTACCTAGACTGCTCTTATCTACAATAATCGCGCGGTTACTATTCTTAAGATTAATATTTTCTTCAATCTTGTTGATTTTCTCTTCAATCAGTTCTGGCGGCATATTTATATAATCATTACTTAAAAATGGTGTTACTTTTACTGCAAGAAGGGTTCTATTTTGTTCTTTTTCATCTGTTTGGAAAAATTGACCATCAATATTCCAACCTGGTCCATTAACTTTCCCTTTAGCATCAACTTTTTTTAATGCTCTGAATTTCTGATAAATAATAGTTGCACTTTCAATGAATAAAACATCTTTTAAATTACAATCGCTATTATTTTTCAATTTTTGAGTTAGTCCTTTACTCACTCGAGTAAATTCTCTTCTATCTATATCTGACATTCTAATAGATGTTGTTGGTCCTTTAAATAAATTATATTCAATTCGATAATCTGAGCTCGTCCCAGCTTCTGCTATTAGGAAACCTATTTGAGAAGCTGACTCTTTATTAATTACAAATGATTCAAAAGTTAATTTCTCATTTTTGATTTCAGGGGGAGTTGTATTGTGTTTTAATATAGAATTGCCATAAGGAATGAAGTAAGTTTTTGAATCTTTCTCACAAAAAGCCACGATACGTCCAGGAATGTCGTTAAGCATCTCTTGTTCAGCAATTACTTTGTCCAAAATAATAAAATCTGCTAATGGGTCTTTAAATTGAGTTTCTGTAATTTCTCCAGATGCATCTTTAATGGGTTTAGAACCACTAATTCCAGAAAGTAATTTTGCAAATACAGAGTTTGATGTAAATAAAAGAATAATTGATAGTGAAATAATACTTTTCATAATGTCCCCCATACAGTTTTAAAAAATTTGAATTTTTATAGTCTATATATATAGTTTTTATCATTAAAATGAAATAAAAAAACTCACTTTGAAGTGAGTTTTTTTATTTATTAAACACATTATTTTTCCGTATCTTTTGCCATGACTTTACTTAAACTGAGTAATGCTTCCTGCGCTTCAGGACTAATTTGTCGATACGCTTTTAACAACAAACTTTCTTCACTTGTAAGACCACTAAAGTCAGGGTCTATACCAAGCAGCACATAGCGAATATCAATACCTTGTTCATGCAGTTTTGCCAAATAAACCCATTGATCAGGGACTTTGTTTCTCACATAGTTGCCAAGCGTATTTTCATGTGCGCCAATGTCTCGACTTAGAGATTTCGCTCTAAAATTATTCTTATCTAATTCTGACTTAAAACGTTCAGAAATGACGACTGACAGCTCGTCATAGTTATCGGACATATATTTCACCTTTTTGTATTGTATGGACAATAATTTGTGCTATAGTGTGCCATAGCATACCACTATGTCCGTAGGATACTGTATGAGTACAACAAATTCACCTGCAAGCAGATTACGTTCACAAAAAATTGACGGTGGACGTGTACGTTGCGTTGTGTACCTTCCCAAACAAGAATTTGAAGAAATTCAAAAAATCTCAAATGCAACAGGTACAAGCCAATCTAATGTAATTGCCCAATTTTATTTTCAGGGCAAAAATGCCAATGAAAAACAAGAGGACTAACTTTATGTCTCTACAATCACGTCGTATAAAAAGACAACTCCGCGATAACCGTTTCAGCATTAACTTAACGAATGATGAAACAGATCTATTAACAGCAATCTCTAATCTAACGGGTGTTGAAATTGGTGTTCTTCTTCGCCAAATGGTGATGAAGCAAGCAATTGAAACTCTTACAGATGATTCTGAAGACGATTTTAATTTGAACCAATTCATAAGTGAAGGCGCACAAGGACAGCTTTCAGGGAGCTGAAAAGATGCACAGTCAAACTATAGTTCTTTCACATAAAGAACTAGAAATAGTGCAAGAAGTGCAAAAACAAATGGGTTTTAACTCAATTGAAGAAACAATGACCTATCTAGCCGAACAAAGAATTAGAGAAAAACTTCTAAATCTGGCAGGGCAGGAAATAAAACGTAAAAGACATTAATTTAGGAAGTTTATTGAAAATGATGTTTCCAGAAACACAAATACGAATAGTTGAAAAACTTGAAAGTGTTTATGGCTTTAAACGTAAGCCTTCTAAAAACGGTGATAAATTACGTGGTCGATGCCCAGACTGTAACCACAAAGAAGCATCAGCATGGGCATTTGCTGATGAACCGTGGGTGGTATTTTGCCCACGTAAAAATGAATGCGGACATGAAAATCATGTCCGTGACCTCTTTCCAGAGCTTTTTGAAAAATGGGAAAAGCGTTTTGAGCCTACACCACAAGATCCATTACGTACTGTAAATGCATACTTAGTAGAAGAACGTGGTTTTCCAATAGACAAATTAAAAGGGTTATATTCACAAGAGTCTTTTACACGTTATAAACCAAAGAAAACAACATCTATTACCTTGCGCTTTCCGATCATAGATGAAGAAGGCAATCAGGGTTGGTGGCAACGTATCTTAGATCAACAAGATATATTGCCTAAAACAACATTTAAAGAAGATTGGTCATCAGGTGGTCATGCATGGATGACACCAGATACAAACTATATTGAATCAAAAGAGATTTGGATTACCGAAGGCATCTTCGACACTATCGCATTTTGGTTGTCAGGTATTACGTCATTTTCACAACTAGCTGCAGGTAATTATCCAAAGATTTTTTTGGATCATATCGCTCAAAAATGTGCTGAAGCAGACAAACCATTACCAAAACTGGTATGGGCATTAGACAATGATGAAGCAGGTCATAAGGGTATTTTTAAAAATATTGAACTTGCTGAAGCTGATGGTTTTGAGTGTGAAGCGGCATTACCGCCATATGGTCGTAAAAAACAAGACTGGAATGATCTTTATAAACAAGATCGACTTAAATTTACTGACTTAGAAACATACAAATACTATGGTGCTTTGCTGATTGCAGAGAAAGCTGTGGATAAAGGCATACTTATCTACAAGCGTCACGGTACTAAATCATTTCCATTTGATTTTCAAAACCAAACTTATTGGTTCAAACTTGAAATGGAAAAATATGATGAATACATGAAAAATCTTGGTACAGAGCCTAATGATAATGAAGATTGGGCACAGGAAGAAAAAGATTTTGCGCTTGCAGAACGTCGAGACTCAGCTTTAGATGCAGCAGCAACAGCAACACGTTTAATGAAGTGTAAACTAACAGCACTTTATAAACAGAACAGTTATGAAACAGATGAATCTTGGTACTTCTTTAATGTTGATATGCCACGAAATCAACATTCAGTAAAAAATACATTCACTGGTGCACAACTTGCTTCTTCATCAGAGTTTAAAAAACGTCTACTTTCGATTACATCTGCAGTCTTTGTTGGAAATGGTACACAGCTTGACTATTTACTGGATCGATGGATTGATGGCATACAAAACGTTGAGTTGATCAACTATATTGGTTATCACAAAGATTATAAAACCTATGTTTTAGGTGATGTTGCGATTCATAACGGTAGACGCTTCAGTATAAACAAAGAAGAGTATTTTGAACTTCCAAAGAAAGTGAACCTAAAAGCACGAGCACCGTTTCAACTAGAAATTAACAGCAAAAAGGGTGAATACAGTAATGCATGGGTCATAGATCTACTCGATGCATATGATGTACGTGGCTTGGTTGCACTTACTTCATTTTTCGGCAGCCTATTTGCACAACAGATCCGAAGCCAAGACAAATCATTTCCATTTGTTGAGCTAGTCGGTGAACCAGGAACAGGTAAATCTACATTATTGGCATTTTTATGGAAGTTGTTTGGGCGTTCAAATTATGAAGGGATAGACCCTGCAAAATCATCACAATCAGGATTGCTCCGTACTTTCCGTCAAGTATCTAATTTACCAGTCGTTTTATTGGAGTCAGATCGGGAAGGTGATAAAGGTTCCGTCAGACAGTTCGACTGGAATGCTTTCAAAACTTTATATGACAACGGTTCACTGGGTGCAAAAGGCGTAAAAAATGGTGGGAATGAAACCTATGAACCACCATTTATGGGAACATTGATTATCAGCCAAAACGCTGAAATCGTATCAACCGAAGCAGTTATGGGACGTATTGTTCAGTACAAGTTTTTAAAAGAACAAATGTCGAAAAAAGGTCTTTATGCATCACGCAGACTAGAAAAGTATGAACAGTCTGAGATCAGTCAATTTATTTTATTGTGTGTTGAAAAAGAGCAAGCCATTTTAGAGGGCTATCGTTTAGGCATGCAAAAGTACGATGAATTTTTACATCAAGATATACACAACATCAAAAGCTCACGAGTGATACATAACCATGCTCAAATCATGGCGTTATTTGATGCCTTATGTACACATGTACTTATTGAAAAAGATGCTCATGGTGTATCGAAAAGTTTAATTCCAAATGTTATGCGAGAAAAAGTCCATGCGGAACTATTAATGATGGCGATGAATCGCGACAAAGTACTCAAGTCAGATCCTATTATTGTTCAAAATTTCTGGGCGACTGTCGAAGAAATGGAAGATGCAATCAAGATTCCAGACAGTAAAGAATCAAATGTTAACCATCATTCAAAACCACATTTGGTCGCAATTAACTTTGCACAGCTTTATCAACTTGCTGCAAATTATCGTTATTCATTGCCAGACCTCAATGAGCTACAGCATGCATTACGCCATAGTATTCATTATCGCTTTGTAGAAGCAAACAAAGCCGTCACCAGTAAGATTGACGGTAAATCAAAACGCTGTTGGATCTTTGAAAAACCAACAGCGCAACGGGACTAATCCCATTTTTAAATCGCACAGCCAAGAGCGGCAACTCAAAGCTGTGCTTTACATCACTCGGTCGGAGAACCAAATAATGCAGAGTCATTCTATCTTAACTCAAGAGCAAGATGCAGCTTCTAATGCTGTCCTTACACCAGAACTGATCCATCCTCGCTATTTTTTGCATAAAAAAAGCATTCCACATGCATTTCGTAAAAATTCAGCACAGATCAAAGTGCTGCCTTTACAAGAAAAGGAAATTGAATTTCGTAAGAAATGGGCACAGCGTCAAGAAGTATTTATTCAACACATGCCAAGTACTGCGGTTTTAGGAGCTTAAATCATGTCAAAAAATATTTTAGAGACTTTGCCCTTAGAAAATGACTGCATGATTGGACAAGTTTGGTTTATGAAAGGCACACCAGTATCAGCATTGATTAAACATGCAGAGGCGATCTATAAAGCAGAAGTCATTGCTCAAAATTCAAAAATTGACTTTGGAACGGATGATAACGAACTTTGGTGGGCACATGATGTTCCTTTTTTTGGAACAGTTCAAATGAATTGGATTGCAGATGACTCAGAATGGGATATCTATTTTAATCAATGTTGGCAAGGTCCATTCAATTCCAAATCTGAATGTATAAAACATCTAGAAGAATGTATTCAAGAAAAACGTGAAGAACAAAAAGCCCATAAAGAACAAGGCTTGGAGGGGTAATTCATGTCTAAATATCAATGTAAATGTGGTGGTTTGATTCTTCCTGATTTTGATTCATTTAAATTGGCTGATGCTGTCAATTGCATGATTGAAACTTGTAAATCAATTGGAAACGGACAGGTAATTGTAAGGCAAAAAGCATTCGTTGGAATAATTACAAAAATTGATGGTGATAAATTCACAATTGAAGGAAATAGCAAAACACATATTTTTGAACGAGGTGAATTTACACCTATAAAAGCACCAGGACCTATTGAGTATTTCCGAATTGGTAAATGCCGTTGTGAATTAGACAAGGAACAACAAGCATGAATTTTACATTTAAAAACGCAATGCTTTTCTGCTTCTGTATATCTATCCCTGTGTCGACCGTTATTTTTGTAATTGGAGAAAACCAATGAATAAAAACAAATTTATGGCACTCAAAGCCAAAAAAGCAGCACAACTTCAAAAACAGCAACAAGCTGTAGCTGCAGGACCGTACGAACTTAGTATGTCTTTTTGTATTGATGAAGTGAATACCACGATCGACAAATATCGTGAAGAAACAGGACTAGAAGATGCTGAAGCAACACCAGAACATATTGCATATTCTGTCTACCATGGTGATTTGATCATTTGCCTAAAGAATCTCTTGATTCCGTTAGAACAAGAGTGGAACTTTGGTGTAGATAGTCATTATTACAATGTGGAAACAGATCATATTTTGACGATACCAGTTCAGTTCCAAATGCCAAAAATGTCATTCAAAGATTTTCGCTTTGGTAGCTCTTTACCTGTGGATCGTGGACATGGATTAAAAACCCGATGGAAAGGAATTGGTAAAGAGCTTGATGAAATTCTAATGGCAGATGCACCAGAAGGTTATATCCGTGTCCGGAGTGAAGCAATACTAATATGTGTCACAGGCTTCTCAGACTATGAATGCTTAAAAGAATTTAACTTTGTAAAACGTGTCATTCGTGCACAAGGTTTAGAGGGCATCAAGAATGTCAATGAAGCAATTAACAAAGACAAAGACCAAACAGCACAGGTGGCATGATGGGCATTAAAAAATTAGTAACAATTACTGTTGAAGCCGTAATTGAAATAGAACTTCCTGAATGGGCATCGAATCCAACAAGTAAAGATCTAAATGATATTCAAGCATGTGGCTTTGATGTTGAAAACTCTAATGATATTTATCAAAAAGCAGCTGAACTGATACTTTTGGGTTTTGATGACTGTAATAATGATGTGTTTGGATTTATTTATCCATCATGGAGTAAGAGGACAATGGAAGATTCAGAAAAAAAATCATTTTTTGATTTAAGAGATAGGTACGTTGAAGATTGTGAAGTTGAAACAATGGAGCAATTAAAATGACAGCTTTAATTTTTGATATGGAAATTCAAAAGTTTGAGGTGGACAATGCCTAAACTGCGGTGCTGATGAAAAACTTCCGTTTATCTAATTAAGCACCTCTCATGCACCTCCGATCGGAGGTGCATTCTATTAAAATCTCCCTAATACTTTAAAATACTTAAATGTAGGTAAAATTATGTCTGCAGGACTAGAAATTCGTGGAAAATCAATGCGAATTTGGATCAAAACGAATACGGCAGAACCAATAATCAAAGAAACTTTGGACTGGCAATTTACTCCAGAAAATCAGCGTAGAGCAAAAAGCTTAGCTGAATTAATTAAGTTGGAGATCCAGTTAGATCAATTTGATTTAGCCAAACATTTTCCAAATTCAAAAAATTTGAAAAAAAACCAGATCAGCTACTATGCTCAACAATATTTAAATATGACAGTTAAAGAAGTTGCACCAAGTACTTATGATTCATATTACGGTCATGTCAAAAATCATATAAATCCAAAATGGGGCAAAGTTGCCCCTAAAGATATCAATACAAATATGTTGAAACGTTGGATACAACAACTTAAAGAAACACTAAATAATAAAACTGTTCGTGAAATTTTGACACGTTTTGCACAAATTCACGCACTCTGGAGAGATGAAAATCAGCAAGCATATAATCCATTTCAGAATATTGTAATTCAACAGGCAGATACTCCAGAGCCAGATCCATTCAATAAAACAGAAATAGCATTGTTATTGAATACACAAACAGATCTAGATATAGAAAACTTATTGCCTTGTCTGTTCTGGACGGGTTTATCTATGTCTGAACAAATACCTATAGCATGGGAAGATATTGATTTAGAAAAAGGCACAATATGGGTATCTAGATCTTATGTAAGAGGAGTTTATCGAGTAACTAAAAATAGACGTAGAAAAAGAGAAGTAAAACTTTTACAGCCTGCTGTTGAAGCACTCAAAAATCAATATAAAATCACAGGGAACCGTCATTCTAAGATAATTCAGATATTACAACGAGATAATAAAAGTTATAAACAAGAAAGGGTTAGATTTGTTTGGATTAATCAAGAACAAGGAGATCACTTCGAATATCATGAATTACGATATCGTTGGAATAAGCATCTTAAAAAAGCAAAAGTTAGGCATCGTGGAATTAATCAGGGTAGACATACATTTGCGAGTCAGTTACTTACAAGTGGTCAAGTACCTCCAGAATGGATTGCAGATCAGCTTGGTCATGCAGATACATCCATGATTTATAAACATTATGGAAAGTTAATCGCTGAAGACTTGCCTGATTATTTAACTAAGATAAATGACTATATACAACAGTAATTTCTATTACCTGAAAATTACTGCATTTGTTACCTTTTAGTTGAAATATAAGTGTCTAATTTTATAGACACTTTTTTTATTTATTACTTTATTACTAAAAATATTTTTATAAAACAGAGTCTTTGTATTGTTGAGAAGTATGTTCATAAAATTTGTCAAAACAGTCAATTTAGACATAAATTTTATTTATTTATATGAATAACAAAATTTTAGAAAAGAATTTTTTTTTGTCGGTCGATAACTTAATTACTCCCATATAAGGCATCTTTGATTTTATTGTGTTATTTAACTTTATGATTTATATATAAATAACTTGATTGTTGTCGTGGGTTCGAATCCCGTCATTCACCCCAATTTCGGAGCATAGCACAGCCTGGTAGTGCACCTGGTTTGGGACCAGGGGGTCGTAGGTTCGAATCCTACTGCTCCGACCAATTTAAGTTTACCCAAGTTTAAAACTTAAATATAAATTATCCGCTGATTAGGCGGTTTTTTTATGCCTAAAATTTAATAATCTGAAATTTGAATATAAAAAAAGGTCTATGACAGACCTTAAAATGATGAAAGTGAAATTATGGAATAATAATTACTGACACACGGCGGTTTTCTGCACGGTGTTCTTCGCTGTCATTGGTTTTAATGGGTTGTTCTGAACCTTTACCTATAATTTGAATATTACTTGGGTTGAAATGCTGAGCAATAAAGATATTCGCCACACTTTGGGCGCGCTTTTGAGAAAGCGTTGTGTTATAGCTTGCTGAGCCCACATCATCTGTATGACCCACGATTTTAACTTTGGTTAAGTTATATTTTTGCAACTGTTTTGAAAGATGCATAATAGAGTCGCGGTTTTGATCTTTAATTTCAGACTGATCAAAATCAAATAATAGACGTTCAGGCAGCCCTAAACTCCAACCTTCATCTGTTAATACAAAACCTTCTTTTTTTAATGCACGGACTTGATTGTATTTTAAGCCTCCTAAATTTAAACAACCTGTAAGTGCTAAGCATAATAAGGCAAGAAGTGGAAGCTTTAAGTGTGTTGTAAACATATGGTATCCCCTGATTAAAGTTAGTTATGGTAAATAAACCAATGATGAGTCAGTGATTTTGCTTTATACATTGCCTGATCTGCCTGAGAAATTAAATCTTCAGGAGAAATTGCCTGATTCGATAAAGCGATTCCTAAACTAAAACTAAAAGCTATACTTTGATTTTTATAGATCAAAGGTTTTTCACAACTTTTAATCAAATTTTCAGCAATTGAAATTAAGTGATCTACACGTTGGATTGAGCTTAAAATGATGGCAAATTCATCACCACTTAGACGAGCTACAAAATCATCCTGACGAATATTTTGTTTTAAGCGAGCAGCCATTTCTTTTAAAACAGCATCTCCAGCTTGATGCCCATATTGATCATTAATTACTTTAAAATTATTTGTGTCGATGAAAAGCAAAGCAATCTGTTGTTTTGTCGAAGTGTTTTTAAATGAATGTATTAGCGCTTGATAAAAATAACTACGATTAGGTAAACCTGTTAAGTGGTCATGTTGTACTTGATAGGAAAGTTGTTGGTTTTCCTTTTGCAAATGTGTATGCCATGATTGAATTTCTTCAAGTAATTGATTAAATACGCCATTTAAATGATTAAACTCTTGAATATCATTTTTAGGAAAACGTAAATTGTAGGCACTTTGTGTGCTGACGAGCTGAGCGATTTGAACAATAGGTGTCATTGATTGCATGATATGGCGATAGGTGAGATTTACAGACCACCATAACGCTAAAATCATAAAGAGCATTCCAATGCCTAAACCAACAAAAATTTTAATAATAAAAATTAAAATCTCATTGGAACTACCATAAAGAATAATCTTTCCGACATAATTACCATTATGTAGTACCGCAACATTAATCGCATCATGTAAAAAAATATGATCAAACAAATTTTGTAATGCAGAATAATGATCTATGCTTTTAATACTTTCAGAAATTTTTTGATCCTGATGATCATAGACTTCAATCAAGCGCACAGAATGTTGTTGAGTGTATTCATGTAAAATTTGTGATAAAGCAATTTTATCTTGAAAGACGAGTGCGGGTTGAATCCGCTCAGACACAGTACGACTAATTAATTGTAAATTTTGCTCAGCAAAAGATTTGACTGTAAAAACAGAAATTGTGGCAAAAGTAAAAGTGCAAATTAAAAAAGTAATTGCAAAAATAGTAAATTGAGACTTTCTAAAAAGGGTTTGCAATGATGTCGATTTATAAAATTTATGAATCATCTGTATTACTCCGAATTTTTGGCTAAGAGTAAGACGCGAGGATCCACATGGACTTTCGATCTGGCTAAGCTGTCTAAATTAACTTTAAAAACTGTATTGCCATTTTTTGCATTATTTAAGCAAAAAACGCTACCTATTTCACATTCATTATTGCTTGTACTAAAGGATAGAATCGATTGTGTTAAAGCTATGTTTATAAGTTTTTGTTCAATTGCTGGCGTTGTATTTGAGAAAAAAATAGCATCACAATTTGTTGATTTAACATCATTAGAATTAATATCTTTTACTGTGAAAGCTAAATTTTGTGATTTTAGATAAGAAGAAAACTGTTGAGTTGCATAATTATTTTCAAGAACGCATAAAGTAGCAGGTGGGTTGTTCCATTTGACATAACTTAAAATAGAAAGTGTCATCATATAAATATTATGCGTTGAGTTCGCTATTGAGAAATTACTAAATACAAGCAATCCCCCTACAAGCAAAATTTTTATCAGCTTACTCTGCAACATAATCATTATAAAAGTAGAATAATAATGATTGCATTCTAATGAAAAATGATAATGAGTTCAAAAAATCTATGTAAATGAAAAATTTTTTATGCCAATAATGCTTAAAAAATAGCAAAAAACTTCAATTTTGAAGAATAAATAAGCAGTCATACATAAAAAAAATAAAAAACCATAAAAAGGGGTTGCGTCGT